ACTGCTGAGATTGACCAAGAAATTCTATTGAGCTTGCGCTCATTGGCTTCTACTGAGTTCACATACAACCAAGCTACCGTTTCTGGTACAGCTACATTCGTTGGTGACGAACATGCCGCATTGGCAGTTTTGATCAACCGTGTTGCTAACTTGATCGCCCAACGTACACGTCGTGGCGCAGGTAACTGGGCTGTTGTATCTCCAGCTAGCTTGACTGTTCTTCAGTCTGCTACAACTTCTGCTTTTGCTCGTACCACAGAAGGTACTTTCGAAGCACCTACAAACACCAAGTTTGTTGGTACATTGAACGGCGCTATGCGTGTGTTCGTTGACTCTTATGCATCTGACTCAACACCTGTGTTGGTTGGTTACAAAGGTTCAAGCGAAGCTGACGCAGCCGCATTCTACTGCCCATACATTCCGTTGATGAGCAGTGGTGTTGTTCTTGATCCATCAACATTTGAACCAGTTGTGTCATTCATGACACGTTACGGTTACATTGAACTTACTAACACAGCAAGTTCTTTCGGTAACGCTGGTGACTATGTTGGCGAGATCGCTGTATCAAACCTATCATTCTCCTAATCAGAGAACTACCCAGGGATGGGAAGAAGGAAAAGGGCCTTTCGGCCCTTTTTCTTTGTTAATAAAATTCTAGCACATTTTGTTGGTCAGACAGTAGAGGCCTAGACAATAATTAAATTTAACGACCTATTACCCTTCAGCACTATATCTGTGTTTTATTGCAAGAGATAAAATTATTGCCGTTTCACTGGTGCCGTCGGGCATGGCATATAGATCACAAACGCCAGCACAATCCTGTGCAATCAATTGGGCAAACTTTTCTAGTGTGGCTTCCCATTTTTCTCGTCTTGCTCCAAGTCCGTACACGTCTATTCCAGATGCTCTTTCAAATTCTCGAAGTCTCATCTTGAGCAATGATTGATTGCGATCCTTTACAAACTTGTTGTATTCTTCTTGTGTGCTTTCACTATAGCCACCATCACCTGCGTGGATATCACTGCCTGCTTTAATATTTTTGTTCATATGTCGATCTTTAAAATTTTTTTAACTTTTACCAAATCCAGACTGGGATTACAAGCAGGTATTGCATTGTACTTCTTGTAAAATTCTACTAACAAATCTAATTCTATTTCTTTACAATAGCTAGGATGCATAGGAAGATAGGCCTGATAAACATGATTGATTTTACCTGCACCAAACTTTTCTTTAAACACAGTACCACAACCGTATGGGCTTAATCTAGGATTCCTTACAGTTCCTTTAAAGTCTGTACGCCTGCCCAGCATGCTGTTTCTACTAGTGGCACGACTTTCGCCTATATAGATCACAGCAGGATCTAAAAAATCAGCAGAGGCAGTGGGTGCGCCATTTTCAAATACTCCGTAAATGTAACAACCAGGATGAGATTTATCAAACCCCCAAGAATTATTCCAGGATTCATCAATTTGATGCCAAGTTGTAAATTCTGTTAAGCTGGGTTTTGAAATTGCAGTTACCTGTGCAGTGAACGCAGTTTTGCCACTGATTTCAGCACATTTAAACAAACTGTAGGCCAGTTGATTTACGTTATCACTGTGAGCAAACACTTGATATAATTGTTCTTCGGTAAGTCCATGATTTCCTGAACCAGCTCGTATATTTTGTGCAAGTATTCTTGCAAGGTCTTGCATTTAAAATCCTTTTGCTTAGTGTAAACTATTTAGGTAATATTGTCAATAATTTTGGTTAAATAATGTTGTGGCCAAAATATTTTATACACCTTCAGGATACTCGGGTACTGCCCAATTAACCGCATCAAACGGGCTCAACATTGAGAGTCTGGCACGTTGGCGTTTTAGCCAGCAAGGATACAACGACGGAGCAACCTTTGGAGTTAGCCTTAGTTGGCCAGACAAAGCCGTAGGAGAATTCAGCTACGGCCAACCAGCACAGAAGATCAAACCAGAATCTTCAGGAATATTACATGTCAAAGGCACAAACTGGCCTATTGCAGTGATTGGAAATTCTCTACAGTCTTATACTGATCCTGATACAAGCGAAACATATCCAGCAACTGTGTGCAGAATTCTAGTGACTGGACATTGGCAAGTCAATCGTCAACCAAACAGCAACTCATGGAACTCTATGGGAGTTTTTTACAAAGGAATAACTGCTACTGATTTAGGAGATAGAGACATGGATCCTTATCTTCTAAACTACAATTCTCCAGATGCAACCTATGTAATTCAAGGAGCCAATGTCACAGGTGGGGCACAAGATACATTTACCACTCATGAATTTTCCTGCAGGTGCGAACACAGCACAACCAGCAACAATTCCAATAGAGAATATCAATCCAACACTATTGCTCAACCTATATTTGTGTACACATATAGCATGAGTTGGGAAATAGAAGTTTAACATAAATATTAGACACAACGCAATTCTGCGTTTTATGCTGATGATTAATACCCAACAGCGTAGCGGCTAGAACCCGCATCGGACTTCTTTAAGGAGAAAACAAAATGGGTCGTCCTCTAAAAACTAAAAAATCAACAACCAAAGATATTGGTTTTAACATGTGGTCAGCGTTGACTGATCCTGTGTACTCATCTACTTTTAACAGTGACCAGTTCTTGGGTGTTGTTGGCGGTTCAAGTGATGTATCGTCGGCAGCATACCCTGTTGTTAAATGTACAGCTTATATCCCTGGTGACAGCCAATATCGTAGCGCATTTATTATTCGTCAAAAGGGCAACACAAAGTACATGGTGGCTGCTCCTACAGCAATTCAAGATGAAGATATTGTTGCTGGTAACACTTACTACATCAACTCAGCTGGTAACACCAATTGGCGAGCTCTTGGTGGTCCAGCAAATGCACAAAGTGGCGATGTTTTTACAGCCACAGTGAGTGGCGCCGGCCTAGGAACTACTGGTGTTGTATACCTTGTTGGTATTTGTGTGTTGGTTGATGATGCAACTCCAGCCTCTGGTTTTATGAGCATTGCTCTAGAATACGGAGATAGCACGTCAGTAACCATTGCAAAATTAACAAACAAGTTTGCATTGGATTACAGTGATAATCGATATGCAGTTAACTTCTTCACCGACGAAGGCAGTCAGATCAAGTCTGGTACAATTGGCGTAACTCTTCCGCTTGGTGTTGTTGAGAATTACACACCTTAATTTGTTAACCGTTCAGAATCCTCCCAGCTACATAGTTAGGAGGATTTTTTTATGGCCGCATTTGTTTTAGGCAATGGTGTAAGTAGACGCCCGATTGATGTAAAGTATCTAACAACGCTGGGTCCTGTCTACGGATGCAATGCATTGTATCGCACAGATACACCCACAGTTTTGGTTGCTACAGACACACCAATCAGTCAGCTAATACAAGAATCGGGTTATAGTGCCAAACATAGATTTTATACACGTAAACCAATTCCCAGCCTTGGTGCAATTCAAATTCAGAAAAAATATTACGGATTTAGCTCAGGGCCCATTGCCATGTCCATAGCGGCAGAAGATTTTAATAATCCAATATATTTGCTGGGATTTGACATGGGTCCGTCTGAAGCAGGCAAGTTTAATAACCTGTATGCTAACACTGAGTTTTATAAGAAATCTGACGGGTATCCAACGTTTACAGGCAATTGGGCCAAGCAAATGGCATCCATAATGAGAGAGTATAAAAATGTAACCTTTTACAGAGTTCAAGGAGATACAACTTCGCCGATCAAGGAGTTTGATAACTTGCCAAACCTGACTCATCTACCGTTTACAGACTTTGTAACCCGAATAAATAATCCAAAGGATCTCTAAATGTCTACTTACAAACGCTCAGATGGTGATTATTACATTGTTACTGTAAACTCAGATGACAATGTACATATTCAAACTAACACAGTTAAAATACAAGGTAACCTTGATGTTGTGGGTAATATTACCTACATTGATACCACTGAACTTGACATTACAGATCCATTCATTACACTAGCGGCCAACAACAGTGGAGCATATTCCAATATTGGTATCATTGCCCAAAAAACATCAAACACCTACGCTGGCCTACGCTGGAACACTACTTCTGGAACCTGGCAGACATCTCCAGATAACACTACCTGGACCAACATTGCCACAGGTAATGTTGTAAGCACGGCAGCTGGTTCAAACACTCAGATACAGTTCAATGACAATAATAATTTTGGTGCCAATGTAAAACTTACCTATGATTATGCAACATCAAAGTTGACAATTCAAGGACATCAAATTTATGGCAATATTGGCACAAGCCCATCATCGGTGGCCAATTCAGTAGCTGTTTATAACAAAGCCGAAGGTGGCGGCGGTACTGGGTTGTATGTCAAAAGCTCAACTGTTGATGACGAACTAGTCAGCAAAGGCAAAGCCATTGTATATGCTATTATATTTTAAGGAATCAAAATGACAATCTCAACATCACTAGTTGGAAACACAGTTGGCAATGTGTATGCCAGCTCAGGAAATACTGCTATCACCTGGTTAACTATCAACAACTATACGTCTGGCAATGCACTGGCCAATGTACACGTTGTTCCGTCAGGCGGCACAGCCAATACACAAAATCAAATTTTAACAAATTTAGAAATCACAGCCAGAGACACTTACCAGTTGTATACCGGCGGTGAAAAACTGCTGTTAAACACAGGCGATACTGTTCAGGCTGTTGCCAATCTTAACACAACGTTAAACATTGTAGTAAGTTACACAACAATTTAATGGGAACATTTGTTAAAAATCGTCAACTACAGTCAGGTAGTTCAGGTGTTGTATTACCAACAGGTAGTACTATTAATAGACCTCTAACTCCGGTATTTGGATTGATTAGATACAATACCGACCTGGCCTCAATTGAATTTTTTAACGGAACACAGTTTATTAATTTAACAGCTCCTGGAGAAGTTGACTACGTGGTAGATTCTTTTGTTGGCGACGGAACAACTTCAATCTTTACCATGAGCATTGAAGAAAGCTCAGCTTCGCAGATTATTGTTTTTGTTGGCAGCATTTATCAAGATTCTACCAGTGCATACACAGTAAATGGTGGATATGATATTATGTTCACGTCACCTCCTCCAGACGGTGAACCAATTTCTGTAATTCACAGTACTACAATATAATATGTCTATCAATAAGATTTCTGGTAATATACTTCAAGACAACCTACAGAGAGGCTCAAATCTTTCTGTACAGGGGAACTTGGTATTTTTTGACATTACCAACACTCGCCTGGGCATCAACACCAATGCACCAACTGCCACATTGAATGTTGTTGGTAATACTGACATAGCTGGCAATATCAGTGTTGGCAATTTAAATTTTGGCAACGGTATTATCACCGGTACTGGTAATATCACCGGAAACGGTGTGACTTTATCAGCAAATGCCATCTCGGCCCAATCAGGATTATTAACTTTAGGGTCCAATGCCAATATAAAAATTACTGGTGGTGCCGCAAATTATTTGTTTACAACCGACGGTACAGGAAATGTTTTTTGGAGTGACCCAGGAAACTTAACAGGTGTGATAGGCAATACCATTGATTTGGGCACACCTAGTCTTGGTAATCTGACCAGTAATGCAGTGACAATGACTACAACCACAACAGTGACCGACGGCATTGCACAACTCAACACAGTACTAGGCAAACTAGTACCAGCATCTCCAAGTAATTTTCCTGGCAGCCAGACACTTTCAATATCAAGCTTGTCCACATATCGCATGGCCAACATCACTCAGGTGGACAATACGCCAGGCGCCAATAAATCTGTAGCCGCTGGTGCAACAGTGACATCAGTGCGTAGAGCTGCCACATATGCTACCAACACTATCAGCACAGTTGGGCCAGGCGACACTGGCATAATCACTGCTGTTCGTAACGGTGCAAATGTGGGCACAGTGACACTGAACGCAGGAGCCAGCCCAACTGCCAACGGCACCTACGGCGGCAACTTGGTTATTACCAACAACTTTGATTATAATTCTGCCAATGCCAACATTGCGGCTGGATTTTGGTATGTGTTCTCGTCAGCAATTTCAGGCACAGTTGCTCCAGCAGGCTGGAACGAAATATACATAGCAGACTCTGCTACAGGAAACACAAACACCCCCAGCTGGTACTATGACAACTCAAGTCCTGCAACCCCAAGTTTTAGTGTAGCCACAATGACTCCTCCGGGGTCAACTACTTTGTTGTACAGTAGTACTATTCCTCACTTTACCAATGCAAATCAATTTGCAATTTCTGCAAATGTGGCCAATGTCAGTGGCAACACTTATCCAACATCAAATGTGTTGGCCACAGGATCATCAGGCGGCGCTTTTGCGGCACCTGCATCAGTCAACTACAATGCCAGCAACATTGGCAGCAATGTTCTAAACTCATTTGCATCAGCTTCATTCTCAACCACTGCCACAGTGACCACTGGGTTTGGTGCCAGTTCAACTGGCCCAAGTATTACAGTTAACAACAGCTACAGCTCGGGCACACTGACTTTGACTTCGGCGCTGGGCAATATAGTTCTGTACAAGTCAGGCTCTGCCACTGCCATTGACGAAGGAAATGTCATTGTTACCAGTGTTGGCACCGGATCAGGTAATGCATATAGAATTATCAATCCTGGATCAGTGAATAATCCAACATACACCGGCAGTGAGGCAGCATTTAACAGCCAATCAAGTACTTTACAAACATATGATGCCACGGTAGTTGGATCAGGATCAGCCGGTGTTCTCAAGCACGATCAAACCAATTATTCAACAGGATACCTGCCTGCAGGTCCTAATCTAAGTGCTGGACGCACAGGCACACAATACTTTACAATTAAATTTGTGCGTACCAACGTATCAAAATTTGATATTACCTATGCTGGTAATGTTGCTGGTATGTGGGTAGCACTACCAGGATCGGTTATTGATTCAAGTTCTAGTGCCAACGGATGGATTAGTATGACCACTGCTTATGCTGGTGCTGGCTACCCTGGTGTTAATAGTCCAGGTAACGGATCAAACGGCTGTGCCCTTGGAGGCGTGGTTGTTCCCAACGTAAACACCGCAAGCACAAACAAGACTTGCACGTTTGGAACAGTATCAAGTTCAAGCACAGCAACAAACGAAATCTATGTGAGAATTGCTCTTGCATCTGGACAGTCAGTAACTGGCCTATCACTTAACGCGGCGAGTAATTAATGGCAGTCTCAATTGCACAATACGTTGACTTACTCTTTAAGAAACTGCAAGGCGTTGCAAAAACTGCCAACTCCGCAACCAAGAGTGCGTCAAACGAAAGTATTGCTAGTCCACCTTTGTTGCGTGGCGATATTGTATGGGTGCAGTCTGATCAAATTGGAAATACTGCCCAGGCAATTGCCGGAATTACCACTGCCTATAGAAATAGCGGAGCAATTGAATGTACTCCAGATACCACAGTCCCGCCTATTGGTGCCATCAGACCCACTTGGTTAACCAACAAAACGTACTGGATTCCACAAGAATTTGGCGCTACCTGGCTGCCAAAAGTATTTGTTGGACCCAGCGCCGCTGCCAATATTGAATCAACTGGTACACAGATATTTTCTGCTGGTATTGGTGGTGTGGGTGAATATTACCTTGATACACAATCCGGAGTGTTAAACTTCATAGGCGAAACTATTCCCACAGTACTCACAGCAGGAAATGTGGTTTATGTAGCGGGTTATCAATATTCAGGATTACTTGGAACTACAAATCTACCAGGAAATACCACAATTGGCAATATATTAATTGCAAATACCACTATAACTACCAATCAGATTAATGGTAATATTATTCTAGAACCAACAGGAAACGGCTTTGCAATTATTGATACCACAACAGGCCTGGTGTTACCGACTGGAAATACCTCTCAACGCCCAGCAAGCCCTGTTCAAGGTACAATACGATACAACACCGGATCAACAGATGTAGAAGTTTGGGACGGTGCTCAATGGGCAGGAATTGGTGGTGCTGTTTCAGAAATCACCAATCAATATATCACAGGGGATGGTACTACCACAGTTTTTACACTGGACCAAAGTACCACTGCCGCTGCCGTTATTGTCAGCACCAACGGTGTGGTACAGTTTCCTGACATTGCATACACAGTTGCTGGAAACTCAATCACATTTGCTGAGCCTCCAATAGCGTCTGACGTGATTGACGTTAGATTCACAGCAATGCTGACCACAATCAATGCTGTTACCAACGCATCAGGTCAAGAGCTCACAATAACTGTGCCCGGTGTGGTAAATATAACAAACACACACAGTCTACAGTTGCCCACATACACAGTTTCACAGGCCAACAGTCTAGGTAATGTTGCTAATGGTCAATTGATTTATGTCAGCAATGGTGACAGCGGCAGTCCTTGTCTAGCTGTTTATGCCAACAGCGCCTGGAAACGTGTGTCTTTTGGCGCAAACATTAGTTCATAATCCAACTATACTCAGTTAATTTTTCATGGTGTACCATAAATAGGTATAGTAAAACCTATTGGCGCTTCAATAGGTAGCGAAGAAGCCCAATTGGAGACCAAAAATGGCCGTAACCAGAATTAAAAATAATCAGATTACTGATTCAACCATTGATGCTAACGTTAAGCTGGTTAGCTATTCAATAACCTCACAAAAACTTGCCAATAATATTACCTATGGTAGTGATCTTACTGTTTCGGGCAACTTAACAGTTAACGGTACAACTACCACAATTGACACAGTTAATGTCAGTATTCAAGATCCAATATTACTATTGGCAGACAATCAAACTGGTGCTCCTTCACTGGATATTGGTTTTATTGGCAAACGCGGTAATAGTACAAATATTGCATTTGTCTGGAAAGAATCAGCTGGTCAGTTTGAAACTGTTTACACCAGCAGTGAAGTAACCAATACCACTGTCACTGTCGCAAGTTATGCCAGTTTGAAAACATTCAATTTTACCGGTGCGGGCAATGCCAACATTGGCGCTAACTTGATTGTAATCGGAACATCAGAATTTCAAGGCAACATCGTTGGCAATGTAACAAACTTCACAGGTAACATAGTTGCTGCCAACATTTCAACTCCAGGTAATGTAACTGGTGGTAACGTAACCACAACAGGTACAGCCAATATTGGCACACTGGCCGTGACAGGTAATGGTACTGTTGCAGGCACACTGGGTGTAACTGGCAACATCACCGGTGGCAATTTGACCACAACAGGCACAGCCAATGTTGGCAATCTGGCAGTTACTGGATCAACTACACTAACTGGAAATTTATCAGCTGGAAACTTATCAACTACCGGGCAAATCAATGCTACAGGTAATATTACCGGCGGCAACTTGGTCAGCAATGCCGCAGTAGTAGGTGTAACTTTAAGTGTATCAGGCAATGCCAACGTTGGCAACCTAGGCACTAGTGGCTTTATCACAGCCACAGGTAATGTAACTGGTGGTAACTTGACCACAGCAGGCATAGCCAACGTTGGCACACTAGCAGTGACTGGTGCAGCCACAGTTACCACAACATTAGGCGTAACAGGCAACATCACCGGTGGTAATATATCAGCAGGTGCTGGTGTTATTTCCACAACTGGCAATGTCAACGGTGGTAACGTAAACACAGCAGTGGTACGTGGAGCATCAGGCATTACTGTTAGCACAGCCACTGGCGACATAAACTTGTCTCCAACATCAGGCAACATTGTTCTCAATAGCACATACATCAATGGATTGAGTCAGCCTGTTCAAGCCAACGATGCCGCATCCAAAGTCTATGTTGACAACATGGTGTCAACTCAGTTGGCATATCACGCCGCTGTAGTGGCAGCCACAACAGGTAACCTGGCCGCAGCCACAGGTGGCACCATTACCTACAACAACGGTACAGCTGGTGTTGGTGCAACATTAACCACAACAGGTACATTTACCTTAATTGATACTGCCAACGTTGCCACAGCTGGCACACGTATCCTGGTCAAGGACCAGGCTGACGCCACACAAAATGGTATATATCAATACACCAGCGCAACTGTTATCACTAGAACAACAGACGCAGACACATATGGTCCTAACAGCACAACAGACTTGAGCATCAACGACTACTTCTTTGTACAGAGTGGTGATGTCAATAAAGGTTCTGCATATATTGTTGACGCACCTCCAGGAGTTATTACTTTTGGTACAAGCAATATTACTTTTGCTCAGTTCTCAAGTTCACAGACCTACACAGCCAACACCAGTGCTGGTTTGGTATTAAACAGCACAACATTCAGCGCCAAGGTTGATCAAAATACCACAGCATTTGATGGCAGCGGCAATATCATTGTCAAGGCCAGTGCAAACTTAACAACACCAAACATTGGTGTTGCAACTGGCACAAGCTTGGACGTAACTGGAAACCTCAAAGGCGGTAACGTAAACACAGTAGGCACAGCCAACATTGGCACACTAGAAGTCACAGGAACAGCATCAGTAACTGGTAACATTACAGGTGGTAACGTAACCACAGCAGGTATTGCCAACATTGGCACACTGGCAGTAACCGGCAATGGTACTGTTGTAGGCACACTGGGTGTAACAGGCAATGCCAATGTGGGTAACCTAGGCACAGCTGGTTTGATTGTGGCCACAGGCAACATCACTGGTGGTAACGTAACCACAGCAGGTATTGCCAACATTGGCACACTGGCAGTAACCGGCAATGGTACTGTTGTAGGCACACTGGGTGTAACTGGTAACATCACTGGTGGTAACGTAACCACAGCAGGTATTGCCAATATTGCTACACTGGCAGTAACCGGCAACGGTACTGTTGTAGGTACACTGGGTGTAACTGGTAACATCACTGGCGGTAACATTACCACAGCTGGCCAAGCCAACATAGGCAACATTCAAATCAGTGGTGATAACATTACTGACACAAATGGACGAGTAAACTTTAACACAGCCCTGGGCGACGTTGACTTTGCAGTGAATGGTGGTGCCGCCAATGTATTTTATGTGGATGCCGGAGCAAACACAGCCAGCTTTGGAAATGCAACTCAAACAGTTAATGCCTTAGTGGCATTTAATTCTGCAACTAGTATTGTTATGCCAGTGGGTAATACACTACAGCGTCCAGGTAGTGGTGTAACTGGTATGATGCGTTTTAACACATCATCTAACAGTTTAGAGTACTATGACAACTCCAAGTGGACGTCAGCAGGTACAACATTTACTGTTGTTGTTTCTGATCAATTCAACGGGACTAACAGCCAAACAGCGTTTGTACTCAGTGAAAATTCCACAACTGCCAGTACTATTGTTGCAATCAACGGCGTTGTACAGATTCCAACCAGTGCTTATTCTGTAACAGGCAATGTGCTGACATTCACTGAAGCTCCGTTGACAACAGACGTGATTGATGCACGTATTTTAACAACTACAACCACAGTTACAGCACTTCAAAATGCCACAGGTTCTGCAATTCTTGAGGCAGTTGACGGCCAGGGAACACTTTCAGCCACAGGTAATATTTTGCCAACAGCCAATGCAACGTTCTCATTGGGCAATGCAACAAGCTGGTGGAATAGCTTGTATGTGTCTGGTAGCACAATTTACCTAGGCAACCTACAGCTCAAAGCAGTGAATGGACAAATGGCATTCTATGCCGCAGATGGTACAACTCCTGCAACCATTGCTAGCTCAAGCGTTGACACAACAACCATTGCCAACGGTACCAGTGCAGTATCTGTGCTTACTTCAGGTGGTAACGTTCGTGCCAATATTGCAGGTGCAACAGTACAAACTCTAAGCTCAGGCGGTGCCAACGTCACAGGTTATATCACTGCAACAGGCAACATCACTGGTAACTACGTACTAGGTAATGGTAGTCTGTTGACTGGTATTGACGCCACAAGTATACAGAATGGTACAAGTAATGTTAGAGCATTTGCCAGTGGCAACGTCACTGTTAGCTCAGCTGGCACAGCCAACGTTGCGGTTGTGACTAGTACAGGTGCCAATGTCACAGGTTATATCACTGCAACAGGCAACATCACTGGTAACTACGTACTAGGTAATGGTAGTCAACTAACCGGTATTGATGCAACTAGTATTCAAAGTGGCACAAGTAATGTTAAAGTTGTGAGCTCGGGCGGCAATGCCACAGTTAGTATTGGTGCTACATCAAATGTGGCAGTATTTGCCTCCACAGGAGCCAATATTACTGGTACACTAGGTGTATCTGGCAACATCACAGGTGGTAACCTATCGGGTACCAACATTGTGGGAACATTAACCACTGCAAGTCAGACAAATATTACTGCCGTGGGTACTTTAGGTTCATTGACAGTTACTGGTAATATTACACCAGGAGGCATTGCCATGTCAACAGGTAATGCCACAATTGGTAACTTGTATGTGTCTGGTACAACAACCATTGCGGGTAACATCCAACAGATATCTGGTAACTCAGGTCAATTCTTTGGTAATGCATCCACTGGTTTCAATGCCTTGTACGCTGGTCTGCCAGCTGGATTTAGTATACTACCACAGTCTGTGGTCAACTTTGTATCACAGTACGATGACTACGCTCAGATTAACAATCAGAACCAAAGTGCAGGAAACACAGCCACAAGTGACTGGGTGTTGACTTCAAACAACGGTAATGACGCCACATATTATGCTGACTTTGGTATTGCCAGTAGCACATATAACGGTGCCACAGCAGTTCTCAACAACGCCATGGGTACCTCAGTTACTCCTAATGATGCGTATTTGTACGTTACAGGTAATGTGGCCGCAGGTAATCCAAGTGATCTAGTACTTGGCGCTGTTGACATTGGTGGACAAATTAGATTTGCAGTTGCTGGCAGTATGGCAGCCAACGTGGCAATGAAGCTGAATGCACCCAACACAACTTCTACTACAACCGCTACAGGTACTGCTATTATCATAGGTGGACTTGGTGTATCTGGCAACGTCACTGGTGGTAACCTATCGGGTACCAACATTGTGGGAACATTGACCACTGCGGCACAAACCAACATTACTTCAGTTGGTACACTGGGATCATTGACAGTTACTGGCAACATCACTGGTGGTAACCTGAGTGTCAGTACAGGAACCATTACTGGTGGCAACATTGTAAATAGCAACGCCAACGGTGTTGGTAATATTGGTTCAAGTACAACATACTTTAATACTGTGTTTGCCAAAGCAACATCAGCTCAGTACGCTGACTTGGCAGAGTACTACGAATCAGACGCTACGTATGAACCGGGTACTGTTATGATGTTTGGCGGATCAAAAGAAGTTACCATAGCTGGCACTGGCGCAAGTAGTGTGGCAGGTGTTATTTCTACAAATCCAAGTTACATCATGAACTCAGGATTAGAAGCTGAATACACAGCAATTGTTGCGTTGACCGGTCGTGTTCCAACCAAAGTAGTTGGCACAGTACGTAAAGGTGACATGATGATTTCTGCAGGTGACGGTCGTGCTTGTGCTTGCACAAGTCCACAGATTGGTACAGTTATTGGTAAGGCATTATCCGACTTTAATGGCACAGAAGGCGTTATTGAAGTTGTGGTAGGTCGACTATAATCAACTAAAGGACAAAATAGGGCCGTAACGGCCCTATTTTTTTGACTAAATATCTGATCAAATGGTGGGCACATGGGTTTAACACGGATATCGGCACAACAAATTTCAAACATTGATTACAAGCAAGCGGTGCGTGTAATCACGACTTCAAATGTCACATTAAGTGGCGGCGCCCCTGCCTTAGTTGACGGTGTTTCTTTGTCAACAAATAATAGGATTCTTGTTGCTGGACAAACAACTGGTAGTCAAAATGGATTGTATATAGTACAAACTGTGGGCAGTGGATCATCAGGTACTTGGATCAGAGCCACAGACAGTGATGTGACTGGAGAACTAGAAGCTGGTACTATTGTAATGGTGACCGAAGGTACTGTTTACAAAGACACTCAATGGAAGCTTACTACCAATAATCCCATTGTTGTTGGAACCACTGCACTTACATTTGAACAAAATTCAGCGTTTGCATTTGGCAATATCTATGCCAACAGTACCGCGGTGCTGGCAAACACAGTTGGTGATACACTGACTCTGACTGCTGGTAATAACATTTCTATTATAGGAAATGCCGCGGCAAGGTCAGTTTCTATTGGAGTCACTGGCATCAGTTTAAATTCCATCAGCAACGGTACAAGTAATGTCAATGTTGTAAGCTCTGATGGCAATGTCACAGTTGGTGTGGCTGGAACTAGCAATGTTGCAATATTTGCTTCGTCGGGACTATATGTTCCTGGGCTATTAGCAACCACAGGTAATGTCACCGGCGGCAATCTAGTAACCACTGGTGTATTAAGTGTGACTGGCAATGCCAATGTGGGTAACATTGGTGCTACCAATGCTAATGTTACAGCAATTACAGCATCAGGAAATATCAACAGTGGCAATGTAGTCACCAGCGGCCGTGTGATTGCCACTGGCAATGTTACCGGAGGCAATATTACCAGCGCAGGCCTAGTTGATGTCACTGGAGGCCTGAGCGTACAAGGCAATGCAAATTTTGGTAATCTATATGCCAATGGATCTTTTTCTTCAAGATATGTAAACTCTAATCTTATCCCTGTAACTGACGTTACCTATAGTTTAGGAAATGCAACTAATCGTTGGAGTAATTTATATCTAGCTGGCAATACCATTTACCTTGGAAATAGTATTATTACTGAAAATGCAAACGGCGATGTTGTTATTGATAACACAGGTAGTTTTGCAGTTCCTGTTGGAACAACTCAACAGCGTAGTGCAGTTACTGGCGCTATACGTTACAATACCACTGCTGGCGCATTTGAAACTTACGATGGCGTGGGTTGGAATACTCTGGCTTATGGAACAGCCACTGACCTCCCGTTTGGTGATTACGGTAGTGTGAGTGATATAGCCACAACTGATGCGTTTGGCGTATCTATAGCGTCAACATTTGATTGTGGCGCCGAAGGACCAATGAGCTACAACGATTTAGCCACAGGCGAAGCCTACGTTGGCGCATAATAGCGCATAAATATAACAGTATATAAGGATAATTCATGCCAACAGTAGTCCAATTTAGACGAGGAACAACCGTACAAAATAATAACTTTCTTGGAGCCAACGGGGAAATTTCCGTTGATACAGATCTTCATGTGTTGCGCATTGCTGATGGTGCTACCCTTGGTGGGTTTGCTTTAGTTGGACAAAATTGTGTTCAAACTATAGCCAACAAAACATATACCGGAACAAGTTTAAGTGTAACTGGCAACGTGTCGGGAAACTATATTTTAGGCAACGGTAGTCAGCTAACAGGCATTGATGCAACCAGCATCCAGAGTGGTACAAGTAATGTTAGAGTGGTCAGCTCAGGCGGCAACGTCACTGTAGGCGTGGCAGGCACCAGCAACGTAGTTGTTGTAGCATCCACAGGTGCCAACATTGCCGGTACCCTTGGTGTAACAGGTAACATCACAGGCAGTTACATCTTGGGCAATGGTAGTCAACTGACTGGCATTGATGCAACCAGTATTCAAAGTGGTACAAGTAATGTCAGAGTTGTAAGCTCGGGTGGCAATGTCACAGTTGGCATTGCTAATACCAGCAACGTGGTTGTTGTATCAACAACTGGTGCAAATATCACTGGAACACTCAATGCTAGCGGCAATGCCAATGTAGGCAATATTGGTGCTACTGCTGTTGTTGCAACGAACTTAACAGGTACTTTACAGACAGCCGCACAAACAAATATCACATCAGTGGGCACATTGACGTCATTGGCAGTAACAGGCAATATCACTTCAGGTAATCTAAGCGGCACAAGCATTGTGGGAACATTGACCACTGCGTCACAGACCAACATTACTGGTGTTGGTACACTGGGATCATTGGCAGTAACAGGCAATATCACTTCAGGTAATCTAAGCGGCACAAGCATTGTGGGAACATTGACCACTGCGTCACAGACCAACATTACTGGTGTTGGTACGTTGACTAGCGGAACTTGGACTGCATCTAGTATCAGTACCACGTACACTGATGCCAAAGTAACGTCGGTTGCCAGTCGCACCGGTGCAGTGACGCTGGCACAAGCAGACATTTCAGGATTAACAACTGGCAGTACTCCAACCTTTGCTGGATTAACAGTAGGAACTGGCACAATAACTGGTGGCAATATTGTGAATAGCAACGCCAACGGCGTCGGTAATGTTGGTAGCTCAAGTGTATATTACAACACAGTATTTGCCAAGGCCACATCTGCACAGTATGCTGACGTTGCAGAAAAATATGTAGCTGATAAAATTTATCCACCAGGTACAGTTGTTGAATTTGGTGGCAAAGCTGAAGTAACAATTACCACTGTTTCTAGCAGTCCAGCCGTTGCCGGCATTATTTCCACAAATCCTGCATTTATAATGAATGCCGGAGAAAATAATGCTAATGCAGTTTTGGTTGCTTTGCTAGGACGAGTTCCTTGTCGTGTTGTTGGCGACATCAAAAAAGGAGATCGACTAGTTTCTAGCGATATTCCAGGAGTTGCCAAAAAATTAAATCTGGCTGAGTATCAACCAGGGTGCATCATTGGTAAAGCATTGGAAAACTATTCAAGTTCGGAACCAGGGGTAATTGAAGTTATAGGAGGACGTTTGTGAACATTATTAATAGATACCGTGCAGATTACACTGGGGAATTTGTAGTTACAAATTTAGTCTGGTCAGGAAATCAAAAAAACCAAACAAAAGAATGGTTACCCAATCCAATTGAAAACCAACATATTTCAGGTCGAGCCGCAGTCATTGGCAGCGCACTTGATCAGGACCAATTTAATTTTAAAAAATTAGAAAAACACAAAGGTGGATTACTTGGAAAGAAAAAATTACAGACATACGGATCAGGAGACTTGTGGAAGTCAATGAAGTTTGATTTTTATGTCACTTCAGAAGATAGTCATCTACAAGAAATTGATGCAACTGGATATTCTGACCAGAATATTGTTTATACAACAGCAAGAAATGTTTCTAAGTACCCTGGTAAACTTTATCTAGTGCCACACATTGGGCGGCTTGATGAATTGGCAGCGGCAGTTTATATTGCGGCATTTGATGGCCACAACGAGGTATTCTTACTTGGATATAACAATGACACTGATAATCAAGCTGGTAGAATTGCCTGGAAAGAACATGTTAACTCAGTGTTTACGGCTTATAAAACAACTCAGTTCATATTAGTTGGCACAGAAACAAATATGCCAGACATGTGGAAGAACAATCGAAATGTAAGTTGTTACGATTTTAGAAAATTTGTTAGTTACTGTGACGTGTAACGGTTTTTTTTAATGTATCAATTTTATTTTGTACTGCTTCAAAATTAACCGTTGACCATAATCCAGGGTGCATAGGCTTAGGCCACGTACCCGTGTCTATCCAGGCATATCCTATGTGTTCATAATTGAGAGTTGGTTTAAACTCTCCAGCAACACAGCAGAAAAATGTATGATAGCAAAATAATCCATCGGCACTGGTAAATTGTTCTAAAGGAATTAATTTAACATGAAACGGAAAAAAACCAAGTTCCTCGGCACATTCTCTGTGTATTGTATCTAGTAGAGTTTCTTTAGGTTCTGTTTTGCCGCCAGGCAATCCCCAGGTATTTGGATGTTTAGGATCGTTCCTTAACAGATACAAATACCTTTGGGTGTCTAAACTATAAAACCAAACACCAACAGCATTGATCATAGCACAAGGCTCCAGGTGCCTCCAGAATATATACCTTCATAACTTTTAACCCATTCACTGCCAGTCCATCGATATTGTAACCCTGTGGTTAGGTTTGTACAAAATTGCAAGTTTTCAGTGCTGTCAACAGCTCTGAACACTACGTCCCAGATGCCATCAATGTACTGAACAATATCATTAGCGTTGGCCACCAACGGACCCCAGGCTTCAGCAGGCTTAATATTTCCAATAGCCCCCACAGCATTTAATAACAAATATCTTGTGCCATCCACAGCTGATGGAAGACCCACACCTGGACCACTGATCAAGGGGTCGATAACAGAATCAATTGGGGCCAGCGTATTCTGAGGAATGGTATCTATGTCTACATCAAACAACATAAATCGCTCATCTGTAGGATCGTAAGACACAGTACCAATAACATTTCCTGTTCCGTCCCATTGATCCTCAAGTCGAATCTGACTAATGCCTGGTCTCAGTACACCATACATTCCAACCACTGCTGGCCATAGTTCGTTACTAGGAGGACTATCCGGCAAGTTTGTGTTTGAATTTGATTGATCTACTGTTGTTCTTTCTTTAAGAATCTGTATTTTATTACCAATTAACAAAGTTTGGTAACCATATGGTGTAATCTGTTGTCTAGTTCCTAGTAATAAGTCATTGTTGGTGATAGCGTCGCTGGCATCACCTAAACTGTTAAACACAGAATAAATGATTTTATCAACAACACCAAGCTTTTTAACTTTAGCAGGACTACTGATCCAAATTGGAATACCAAATCTCATGTTCATAATGTCTATGGGATTTTCTGTATTCTGCGGAATAGTCCGACTAGTCCAAGTGACAGACTCTAACTCGACTACGCTTAAACTGGTCCAATCAATGAAGTTATCGGTTCCCTGAAGTTCAAGAGCAGGATTAAACAATGTTGCTATTTGCTCAAACAACTGCATTTTTTGATTGGTGTTTGAAGTCCATATATCTAATCCAATAGTCATTTTATAAGGAACAGGCATCAATCGTTCAATGGTAAATGCATTGCCTTGTGTGGTTTCGTAGGAATCAGTACTGGTATCGTAATATCGTTGTCGAACCTGCATTTTATTAACATGATAAGGATCTTGCATCCTTGGTCGATCGTAGTCCATACCAGTTATGTAAAATGTCATTAATGGAGTAGAAGGCAAACTGTTAGCAGAGTTCTCCTGCAAGATAGTCTGTGCTTGTCGTGTGGCATCACCATAGCGAACTGGCACACGTATCAATGTTGCGTTTGCGCTTTCGTCTCTACCATATTCAATTGCAAAGTTAGAAAAAATTCTTGTAAATTGTAACAAAAATCTTCGTATCTGTTCATCATAAAAAAACTGTTGCATGTGTTATCCGCCGTTATCTGCTCTGGGTTTAAGAATCTCACTGAGGCTTTGTCTGCTTGGAATTGCGCCTCTGTCGTTGGTTTCTACTTCGTTGGTATTATTTACAAAGCTTGAACGTAAAGTTTTATTGAGAGGACCATTTGTCAAATCAGTTCTGACCTTGTCCTCAATCCTGAGCCAAACGTTGCCGTTGAATCTAAACAGTCTATTTGGAAAATAATCTAACCGTAGTGCATAGTCGCCTTCGGCTGGATTTGTAGGAAACGATACTCCGGGAGTCACTGGTAAACCGTTTGGTGCAATACCATCTCCGGTGAGATAGCCCATTGTGTAGCCATCTCCTATGGGCGTCTGTGACGCATCCGACAAGTTTGGTTCAAGGCCGTCGGCAGTATTAAGTGTTTCGTCAGCAGTTGGTCCACTAGGATCACCGGGTGTTCCATCAGGATTAGTTGGATAGATATAAAACTTAACAGTATCGTAACCACTGAGCGGTACTTCAATCTCAGCCTGTGCAAGAATAGCATCATTGATTGCAAGATCTTTTGGTCTTGTGCTCATTACATCGCTGGTAGTTGGCGGATCAACCTCTGTCCAGTATGCAGTATCTGTAATTTCAGTACCCACGAGAACGTTCTGCGCGGCCCGATAATATGTGTTGCCGTTGTTGACAATGGTACCAGCTGGATAAAAATTTCCTGGATCCCAGATGTTTTCTGTAACAAAAGGCTTGTTGACAATTTCTTGATATTCTTGTGCATTGACCATAGGTGTGGCTTTGACACGCCACAAGTGTGGTAACCAAGTTTGACTAAAACCCTCACTGGCAAAAGCTGAATCCTGAATCACATAATATTTGGGCAATGCACGTGGAATTGCATCGTTTAATGGATTGTAGTCTTTTAAATTTGGCACTTCCAACACATCACCACTCATGAGCTTTCTTCCAATGGTATCGAGCATATCGTTGTAGTGGAATGTAAGAAACAAAGTGTCATTGTTAAGGAATAGACCAAACTGTGTTAAATCAAAATCAATGTCCTGTGTTCGGTAAACGCCACGTAATCGGTAAATGTCTGGATCATATGCACGATCTCTGTTTTCTAACAATAACAAATCCTGAATAAACAACGGATTGGTTGAATCGTATTTTGGTTGAGTAACGTCAGGATTGCTGTCTGACCCATCTAAGACCTTGGGCCCAAGGTATTTGTGTATGAATATATCAAGTCCACCAACGGTGTACATTTCCGCAATAGTGCGGTCCAAGAACCGGTAGTCACTGGTTTTATTAGGGCGATAAAGGCTTAAACGTGGCATAGTGTACTATTTATGGGTGGCATTGTAGTTTAGTTTAAAGCTAGTGTGTTCTAAAAACAACAACTAGCAGTTGACAGTTAATCAATATAATGTTATAATTACAACTCAACTAAAAGGTTTAAACAAATGGAATGTACACATTGCAGAAAATGGCATTTTAAAGGAATCGAATCCTGTGACACCGCACCCAAACGGCCCACACCTCCCAAAACAACAACGCCGTTGACTACATAATCTGAGTCTGCTATAATATACACTTGTACAACAAAGGAGTGTATATGCAAGCCACAAACTTTTTAACAAAGTACACAGGCCCAAAAGGCAAGGGATTTATACAGTCTTACGACAAAATAAAAGCCACAGAAAAATGGGTAGAGTACGCTCTTGACATTGTGGACATGAGCCGTATAATAATGACAGTGGACTTTAACACTAAATGGAAACTGGCAGAGGCCCTGGAAACAGCAGAACGCAAAAAAGCCTGGATGTACAAGCACAAGAATTTTGACGTTACCCGTGCCGCTAAACTTTTTGATGCTGTAAAACACTTGCCCAGAACTAAGTAAGGACTAACATGATTACCCAAACTAAAATTAAACCACCCAAGCCACTGAACCCACGTAGTGCAGATACCAATGCCATGGGCATGGAACCCATTTGGGCACACCAACCATCTGACTATCGCATCAGTGCATTGAGCAAGGCATTTGGATGGTACAATTACTTTTACGGCAAAAAAGATGCCAAGGACATGATTGCATCCTATTTGGATCGTCATGAGCGTACCCGAGATGCCAAACAGATTCGCAGTCTCAGCGACAGTCAAATTCGTCTGACCACAGGCTGGTTGTGCCGCATGAGTGACATGGGGCTTGAGTTAAACGAACATGAACAAATTAAATTAGATAATCTCATTAAAGAATTACTAGAGATCAAAGAAGAAATGAAAGAAGAAGTAGTGGCTGAGGATGCATCGGCGGCCAAAATAACCATTCAGGACCGATTGCGTGAAAAGGTATCCGAGTGTGCTGGCGAAATCGAAGGCCTGTTTGATGACTTTGTTACCGAGGGTGCCAAAATGTCAGCCAATGTCAAACCTATTGCCACAATACGCGGCATGAATGTAGCGCCACAAATGATCAGTACCATTTCTGACATTTGGAAAAAACGACTAGAAGAATTTGAGGAAGTTGCCAAAGGCAAAGACTCACAATTGGTTGAAGCGTACAGTTGCTATAGCAAAATTGACATTCGTAATATGATCAAGTTCTGCGAGACAGTGATCAACGACTGTGGTGCCTATGTGCAAATTAAAAAGGTCGAGCGCAAGCCACGCAAGTCAAAACCCATTGATCCTGCCAAACTCACAGCCAAATTCAAGTATCTCAAAGAGTTTGCAGAACTCAAACTCAAGTCAGTGCCTGTCACGGGCCTGGTGGGTGCCACAGAAGCCTGGTTGTACGACACCAAAAAACGCAAGTTGATCCATGTCACAGCAGACAGTCACATTGGCTCTCTTACTGTAAAAAGCAGTTCTATCATTGGGTTTGACGCCGCTACCAGTGTGCAAAAAACCCTACGTAAGCCTGCTGAACAGATCAAAGCGTTGCTGTCAGTAGGAGCACCACAGGCTCGTAAGGTATTCAAGGACATCAAGGCAACAGATACCAAGTTTAACGGACGTGGCAATGAGAACTTGATACTGTTGAAGGTGCGCTAAATATAGGGCAAGGAGCCCTACATGGCAGATCAAACACTAGACCCGCTGAAGAAACAACTGATAGAATATGTGCAGTTACAACTAGCCAGTCAAATAATTGACATTGAGCTAGACCCAGCACACTTCGAAGCCGCTTATCAGAAAACTATAGGCACTTATCGCCAACGTGCGCAAAATGCCTATGAAGAAAGCTACAGCTTTATGGAATTACTTAACGATGTAAATGAATACACGTTGCCACAAGAAGTTACACAAGTCAGACAAATTTTCAGACGCACAATTGGCCTCAGCACCGGAGGCGGTGGCACAAGTTTTGACCCGTTTGGCGCCGCAACATTAAACACTTATCTATTAAACTTTAATCAACAGCAAGGCGGACTTGCAACCTACGACTTTTATCAACAGTATGTGGAACTGGCCGCACGTATGTTTGGTGGCTATATCAACTTTACCTGGAATCCTGTTACAAAAAAACTACAGCTAATACGTGACCCAAAAGGCACTGGCGAAGTAGTGTTGTTATGGACCTACAATCTCAAACCTGAAATTACTTTGTTAAGCGACTTTCAAATTAGTCAATGGATACGTGATTACATGGTTGCCGCTTCTAAAATGATCATTGGTGAAGCACGTGAAAAGTTTGGCACCATTGCTGGACCTCAAGGTGGTGGCACCCTAAATGGATCAGCAATGAAGAGCGAAGCACAAACTCAGATGGATAGATGCATAGAAGATC